AGTCAACTACGGTCCGACCCGGCGAGGGGTTGGCGCAAAGGGTGAGGACGAAGCCCGCCGTAGTACGCTATTCGCGTTCTAGCTCAAGTTTAGAGCACCGGTCATCGGGATCGGGGGTTCCTGGTTCAAGTCCAGGGGGCGCGGCCAATCCGATCCTAGCTCAACTGGATAGAGCACCGGACTACGAATCCGGAGGCTTGTAGGTTCGAATCCTACGGATCGGGCCATATTGGAGATGAGATGCGATACGAAGTCCGAGTGACGAAGCACAACAAGTCCGCCATTACCGCCATCGATAATGGCGGTCAGTCGAAGCGGCTTCTCTCGACCGAGACCGATCACAACGGTGCCGAGCACGTCGTCAAGATCCTGAACTACTACGAAGAACAGATCCAGGCCATGAAGGCTCAGATGGCCCTGCCCACCGGACCCAGAGGATAACATGCAGATCAACGTCAACGGTCGGATCGTCACGGCCAACAAGCCGCGCTACAGCTACGAAGAGATCGTGGCGATCGCCGGCAAGGCCGGAAACCCGACCACCGTCTACTACTGGCAGGGACCGGGAGACATCACCCGTCAGGGCACCCTGTACACGGGCAAGTCGATCAATGTCGAGGACGGGATGCAGTTCACGTGCGTCCACACGGGGAACGCCTGATGTCCGTCGATCGCTTCGCCCCTGAGCAGCTTGAAGCCAGGATTCGCGCCGCACTGGCCGTTCATGCCGACGCTGGCCCCTGCGAGGATCTGGTCTGTACCGGCATCAGCCCATGTAAGTGCGATATGGACGATGCCGATCTCCTGGACAGCATGGTCGAGGATGTCATGGAAGCCATCAATCGGGAATGACGGTTCCCGCCTATAAAACCGAAGCAGACCTATGCCGACATTTCTTGTCTGTGCTTCCCATGGGTTGGACAGCTTATCCGGAAACTGCGGGCTGGGACATACTTCTCGTACGCGAGGACGGCCTCCAGATCGGTGTCCAGGCCAAGTTGCGTCTCAATGCCAAGGTCTTCGATCAATGCCTGGATGGTTTGGCGCATTGGCGTGAGAGTGGTGTTGGACCCGACCACAGGGCTGTCCTGATACCCCACGATATCAAACTGGGAGACTGGGAGAAGATCGCGACCTTCATCGGTGTCACGATCATCCGATCGGGCCGGGGTTCACCTCTTCCGCCGATCAACGGAGTGGGAAGCTACATTGACGATGCCGGTTTAGGCTGGTTCGATTGGTGTCCCGAGAGTCGTCACACCCTTCCTTCCTATATCCCCGATGTGATCGCCGGTGCTCCGTCTCCTACACAGTTGACGGAGTGGAAGATCAAGGCGATCAAGATCGCGATCACTCTGGAACGACGTGGTTATGTCAGCCGGAAGGATTTCAAGCACCACAAAATTTCGATCACGCGCTGGATTGTCCCAGGTCATCAGTGGGTAATTTCGAAGGAGCGTAACGTCCTGGTCCGGGGTCCGAAACTGCCAGATTTCAAGGCTCAACATCCCAGTGTATGGGATCAGATATGGAACGATTACGATACGTGGTTGCCCAAGGAGTAGGGTGAAACGAAAAAGGGGGCCAATGGCCCCCTTTTCTTTTAGGCCACGAAGTCCGGGGCCGGGTGGTGGGTCTTCCCCTCGGAGTGATGGTCCTTGGCACCGTTGCCGTTCTTGTGTCCGGACGGCTTGGGAGCCGTCTTCGGCTTGGCCTTGACCACCTCATAGATCCCGTCGCCGGCGCTGCGGATCCTCTTGGCGGCCACCATCTTGGCCATCAACGGGGAAACCGAGACCGGGTTGCGGCCGTCCTCCTTGAACCAAGCCGTCGCCTCGGATACCTTGAAGTGCTTCCGGCCCTTGACCTTCCCCCAGAGGAAGTCGGCGTTGGTCACCTCGTTGGTGGTCCTCTTCTGGGCTGCCGGTGGCTTGGCCCCCTTGGTAGCCTTCTTGTACTGGCCCGTTCCCATCTTCTTGATGGTCCCTGCGTTCATCATGGCGTTGAGGACGGGATAGACAGAGGCGGGGTTCCTGCCCTCGCTCTTGAAGATCTCGGCCATCTCCTTGGTCGTGAAGGTGTCCCGACTGGACATGAAAGCCTCTACAAGCTGGCTGGAGGTGCCCTGGAAGGCACGGCGGGCCGTCGCGACCTGACGGACGGCAGCGGGCTTCCTGGCCGGCGCAGAGCCTCCAATAAGCTCATGGGTGGCCTGGATGCCGGCCCGGTGGAGGGTAGCGAGAGCAGTACCGAGATGATCGTGATCGACCTCGGCAACAATCCTGAAACGGTCTTTCATCGTAGTTCTCCTGGTTGGTGGAAGCCCCACAACCGTCCTACTACTCCCAAAGTTCCGACTTGACAATAAAAAAAGGGAGCCGCGAGGCTCCCTTAATTCTTGGATCGTCGTACCGATCACATCAGCGAGCTGATGCGGGTGCGGCGGTAGTAGACGTTGTCGTCCGTGCGGATGACACCATCCGAGCCGTGCGGGTAGTTCGCCGACTGCGGGTCGAGGGCACCCGAGGAGAACGGATTCGCGACCATACCGTACCTGGTTTTGAAGCCGATCGTCGGCTGGAACGTACCCGGATACACAGCGCGCTGGAGCTGCAGGGGCACGTAGGGGCAGTAGAACACGCCGGCGTCGAAGCGGGAGACACCCTTGTATCCAACGACCATGAAGTTCGTGGTCGCGTAGGGATCGATGTACACTTTGATGCGTCCACCGAGGATACCAGCGAACGTGTTGCCGGTGTCGTCGACGTTCAGCTTCGCAGCGAGGTCGGGGGTGTAGGAGAGAACACCGGTCATCGACAGAGCGGACGCAACGTCGCTCGAGCAGATGAGGATGTTGCCCTTGCCGCGACGGGTATCCTTCGCGATTTTGTTGCACTCACGCTCGATTTGGAAGTGGAGACCCTTGAATTTTTCGGCGCTCCAACGACCGTTCGAGTCGGTGTCGAGATCGAAGATACCCGGAGTGGCGGTATCGATCTGCGAACCCGGAACGGCGGTCAGGTAGATCGTGCGAACGGCTTCGCGGTTGATCTCAGCGAGCAGCTCCATGGAGAGGATGTTCGTGAGTTCGGTGTCGGCATCCAGACCGTGGATGGCGCGAAGATCCTGAGCAAGCTCGGGGGTGTACATCGCAGCGAGCGCACGGCTCTTCGCAGACACGGTGACCTTCTCGATCGAGAACGCCATCTGCGGATACGGAGTGTTGCCGGTCACGCCGAGCATTTCGGCCTGGGCAGTCGCCATCGCACCAGCGAAGTTGTAGAGCGAGCCGGAGACCATGTTGTTGCCGCCGTACTGGCCGACGTTCGCAACCGGATCGGTACCGACGTTCTTGTTGCCGAAGGTGTTGGCACCCGAGGCAACCGTGCCGTACTGGGTGTTGGCTTCACGGTAGAAAGCCTCGTCGCCCTGCTGGTTCGCGTAGCGCGAGCGGAGAGCGAACACCATGCCGGACGGACCGGTCATCGGCTGCACGCCCATGATGTCGTAGGAGATGAGGTTCGGAGCCGCACGACGAACGAGCGAGATCATCACCGGATCGAAGATGTCGATGCCACCGGCACCAGCGGTCGAGGACGACGCGCCCATCAGGTTCGGGGAAGCCGGATCTTCGTTCAGAGCGCCGGCGAGGTCGATGCTGACCGAGGCACGGAGACCTTCGGACTGGAACACCTTGCGGGACTCGTTCTCCGCAGCCTCAAGCATGACGGCAGTCATGCCACGCTTGTAGTCGTCCTGGATGGCGTTGAACGCCTTATAGTCCAGAACGCCTTCCCACTTGTTCTTGAGCTGGGTGATGGTCGGGTTCGTCATTTTCTTATTAGCTCCTTCTAGCGAGGCTTTTCTTAATTCTGAATTATTTAGAGAACTTGACTTCTTAAGAAATCAAACTCCGGTTAGCGAAACACAGCGCCATGGCCGAACACCGTGTCGAGCTGACTGGCGTTAACCTTGAACTTGACGGCTTCCTCGTTGACAGGCTTCACAGCCGGCGCAGCTTCGGGAGCGTCCTTGCCGATGACAGTCACGACTTCCTCGGTCACGACACCGGGGGTGGCGGACTTCGGGGTCGCTTCGGGCTTGAAGTGGGCCTCACGGATGGCCTTGAGGCTCGTGCGGAGGACACCGAGATCGGTGACATCCAGCGTTTCAGAAAGCGTCTTGAACTTCTCGATGTCGAGGAGCGTGAGACCTTCGGAGACTTCGGAGAAGACCTTCTCGGCGCGGGCGGCCAGGAGGCTGCCTTCGAGTTCGGCCTGGTTCTTGGCGGCTTCGTCGAGCTTGGCCTGAAGTTCGGCGACCTGTTCGGTCATCGCTTCGACCACATCAACCTTGTCCTTCGGGAGATCGAGGTTGGTCTCGCGGCAGAGGCCGAACAGACCGTCGAGGAAGTTCTCGACCATCTCGACCTTGAGCGAGCTTTCGATCGCGACACGGTTCTCGTCGGCCCACGACTTGGCGGCTTCGGAAAGATAGAGATCGATCTGCTCCTGGAGCTTCGTCTCGGTCTCGGCGGTCGCCTCAGCGAGCTTGGCCTCGTACTCTTCCTGGAGCTTGGCGTTCTCGAGCGAGACACGGAGATTGACGACGGATTCGAAGATCGCGGTCATGCGGACCTTGAAGTCCTCGGAGAAGGCTTCGCCTTCGAGCACCTTGGCCAGGTCTTCCTTCATCGACGCCGAAGCGTCAGACGGCTTGGCCTTGATCGTGGCCTTGTTGGCGGCGGACTTGTCACCGACAGCATCGGCCTCATGACCGATGGCGGCGAGGGACTTGTTGAAGAACTCGATCTGGTCGGTCAGCTTCTCGACGCTCATGCCGGCCGCAAGGCTGGCGATCTTCGCAATGAGTTCCGACTTCGAAGCCGGGGGAGACTTCGCCTCGATGGTCTTGCCAGCAGCGGTCACAGCACCGACATCGCCCACAGTCGTGGTTTCCGTCACGGTCTCAGCAGGGGCCGGGGTGGCCGAAGTCTTATCCGTCATTGTTACGTTTCTCCTTGAATTCTGTTAGTATTTATGAAGGCTACGTTCTTAACGTGCCTGAGCGAATAGCTTGGAGCAGTTGTTTCGCCATTCTTCCAATTTGCGCTTGGAATCCTCGGCCTTCACCGGCTCATAGACGGTCTCGAAAAGCTTCTCGAGGTTCGCCCGCAGCACTGCGGAAGACCTCAGATTCTCGAGAGCGAGTTGGGTGTCACGAAGCATAGCCATTGGTTCATGCCTTCTGAGAGAGACCCAGCATGAACTGTTCGAAGATCGCGAGCTTCTGCTCCTGAATCTCACGGGTGTTCAGATCCTGAAGGTGTTCGCGGATCGGCTCGACCATCTTCTGGGCATACGAGTCCCTGGCCGCGTCGTAGATCCACTCGACACCTTCCATGATGCCCTGGACGAAGGCGTCGGGGGCACTGGCCTGGGCCACAACGTCGATCATGACGGCGAGATGGAAGTCGTCCTGGATGATGTTGTACTTGCCGCTGTCATGGGCCTTGAGGCTACCGAGACCACGGCTCGACACGCCGGGGACGGATCCGCCTTCGAGGAGAGCCTTGACGATGCGGCCGTTCGGGGTGTCCAGAACCTTGGCCTTACCGACCCAGTTGTTGCCGTCCTGCTTGATCTCGGTCACCAGGTGGGAAATCAGGGTCTCGTTGACCTTCGGTCCCGGCGGGTGGCCGAGTTCGCCGTAGGCCCGCTTCTTCAAGATGAAGTTCTTGTTGTAGCGGGCGACCTCGCGCTCCATGATGCTCTTCGGGTACCAACGCTTGTTACCGTTGACACACTCGGCCTGGAGGAAGATGCCGTGGATGAAGAGATCCTTCTTGCCGTCAGCAGTCGCTTCCGTCAGAAGTTCGATCTCGTTGATGTCTTCTACAATCAGCTTTGCCATTACTCGTACGTCTCCGGTCGCAGCTTGGCGAACTCGATGATGAGGGTCGAAGCCGCATCGCTGAAGCTGATGGTCACATCCTTGTCGGCGAGTTCCGTCATCGTGAAACCGCCTTCACGGAAGTTCCAATGATCGGTACCCTTCAGGTTGAAGAGGGTCTGGCCGTCGCGGCTGATCGTGATCGTGCCGGCGGTCGCAAACCAAAGCTGGGCGATGTTCGCACCCGTCACCGGCTCGGTGTTCGGATTGGCGATGTCAGAATTGACAGCAGCCGTATTTCCCACCGCTGGAGTGAAGGGGATGTGAAGTGTCGCGTTCGAAGTCAGACGGACGATCGCTCGAGCGCCGTTCGTGTAGGACGTAACTAGAGCCATTACTTGTCGCCCTCATTGAAGTGGTGGGTGGCGAGCTGCCCGAAGTGATGAGAAATCTCGGCGTGACGATCAGCGGCCTTGCTGTGCCATTCCGCTGCATGCGGATTGTCCTTGGATTCCATCGCCTTTTGGCGGTGATAGATCTCACGCTCATAGTGCTCGTTCTTTTCGCGTGAATAACGAGCAGCCTTGTTTTCCTTGTCGCCCTTCTTGTGCTTGTGATGCTTCCGCTCGGTGAGATCTTCACCTTCACGGACCTGCATGAACTTGGAGGGCTTGTAGGACTTGTGGAAATTGGACCAGGAGGTCTTGATGTGACCGTCCACCTTCTTCTCGCCGTCGCCGTCGTAGTCAGGCTCCAAGAGGGTGCGGGCGATGTGCCGGCCGTGGTCGGAATCGAGGAAGTCGCGGATCTTGGTGTCGTTGGCTTCGCCGGTCAGCTTGTTGACGCGAGTGTGCATCGCGTTCCAGGCTTTGTCCTTGTCGCCCTTCACGGTGCCGTAGAAGCCGTTCTTCGGGTTGTTGGACTTCGAGCTACGCTTGCCGCCGCCGGCGTCGGGGGCCGCTTCAGCGACCGCCTGAATCTCGGGCTGTTTCGTTTCCTGGCCGAAATCGTACGCAGCTTCGTCCTCGCCCGGATTGTAGCCCTGGCGGGTAGCGGAACGATCGACGGGCTTGGTGCCGCCGGCACCCGGATCGGTTCCGGGAGCGGTCTGGGTCTTCACCGTGTGGGAGTTGAAAAAGACGCGTTCGCCTTTGGCCTTCGGCTTGAAGACCTCGAAAAGCTTCTTCATTACTTGGTTTCTCCCGACGGCTCGGATTGCGGGGCCAGACGAACCTGCTGGCGCATGTCGGAAACGACGGTGTACGCCCGCTCAGACATGCTGGTGCCGTAAAGGTCACGCACGGCTTCCTTGTTGCCGGCGACGATCTGGTCGAAGATTTCCTTTGCACTCATAAATGTTACTCCGTGTTCCGATTATTTATTATCCAGCGATTTTGGGGTATCGACCGGCGACTCGACGGGATCGATCACTCCATTATCGGGTGTTGGAGGCACAAGGCCGTCATCACCGGGCGCTGCCCAAGGCGGGTATTGAGGATTGTTGACTTCGTTCGCGATCTTCTTGTCTTCCTTCAGACGGTCCTCTTCGGACTGCATGAAGATCCGCTCGCGAATGAATTCGTTCGAGACGAACCGTCCGACGAACGGCATGATGCGTTCGGCCACGTCGAGACGGGCCAGCATCAGTTCGTGGGACTTGAGTTCCTCGGAATAGCTGTTGCGAGCGTAGCGGAACCGGATCTTCTTCGAGATCTTCCGCCAGTCCGACAGGCTCATGATGCCCTTCAGAACGACCTGGCGTTCCAGGGTCTTCAGGAAGAGCTGCGAGAAGCGAAGACGGAGACGATCGATGAACTGCGAGAAGGCAACCTCGTCTCGGGACATCTCGGAGGGCCGGCCGAACATCGAGGTGTCGCTCGGATCCAGGCGGGAGATCGGTACTTGGAGAGACTTGTAGAGACGCTTCTGGAAATAGAGCACTTCGTCCATGTGGCCGAACTGCGGAGGACTTTCCAGGTTCTCGATGTTGTCGCCCTTGCCGTCACGGACACCGATCCAGTAGTCATCCAGCATGTTCATGAAGCGACGGTCGTCGCGCAGATCGCCGGATGTGGCGTCGTAGACCAGCCGGTTCTTGTGCTGAACCATGCGGTTACGGAGGTACTGGTCGGCCTTCGCTCGGGGCAGGGAGCCGAGTTCGACCTTGAAGATGCGGCGGCTCGGAGCACGGACCAGACGGTAGATGACCGCAGCGTCCTCCATCGAGCGGAGCTGGTTCAGGCTCTTGATGGCGTCGTGAAGGTACGACAGGACCATGCTGTCGTTTTCGTCGGTGATGCCGGAAGTGACGGCGACGATGCTGTCCTTCGCGATCTTGGCACCGACAGTATCGACGTTGTTGCGGTTCAGGGTCGTCGGATCGACATACTTCTCGGAATAGAAGTAGTATTCCTTGACGGTTTGGTTGATGACGACGCCGTTTCCGACATCTTTGCGGAGGATCTCGCGGACCTTGCGGAGCTTCCTCGGATCGACGTAACGCATCTCAAGGATACCGTCCTTGGGGCGCTGCGGATCGATGATGCTGTGGTAATTGATCTGGCCGTCAACGTACCAGCGACGGAAGATCTCGTACGCCTTGGCGTCGAAGTCGAGAAGATCCAGGATCTGGTCGAATTCCTCGAGGAGCCGGTCCTTGATCGGGTCGGGGAGCACGTCATCGAGCTTGTCGAGCAGCATCTCCACGATCGGCTTGTCCTCTTCCTGGACAATCGTATCGTTGACGATGGCCTGGACGGCTTGCGCCACCTCAGACTGCTTCGACATGTTGCGGTAACGGGAAATGAGTTCCGGTGCGGTACGGGACGTACCATCCAGATCGAGAAGAGTACCAGCGTGGAGTCCTTGGACCTCAACGTTGATCGCACCGTCGTCATGAACCTCTGGAACAAACGACTGGTGCCTGGTGTTGTCTTCTTTGGATTTCCTATCGAACTTGAGTTCGTATCCGAATAATTCCATTATGATCGCCCTTTGGCCAATGGGAAACCCCGGTAATGATTGCTACCGGGGTTTCGGAGGGCTTAGACCCCGCGCTGATCGTTCGGCGCGATGTCCGAATAGACATCGGGACCACCCTGGGTACCGACACCGAGACGCCACATCGTCATCGCGAAGGTGACATCGAAGGTCTCGTAGGTGTTATTCTGTGCCCAGTTCAGGGTGATCGGCGAGATATTCGTCGGGAAAAGATCGACGATCTCATAGACCTGGAGCTTCTTGCCGTCCTGAGCGTACTGGGTCACGATACCGGTGCCCTTGCCCTCGTCGGGATAGAAGCTTTCGTCCATCACGTTCGAGTCCGGGGTATTCATCATCGTCTGCCACTTACGCATGATGTTGTGCGTATTGAACTGGAAGTCGTTCTGGACGGTGATATTCCAATCCGGATACTCGGGATCGCCCGAATACGGAATGGTACGGCCCATGTAGGGGAGGCGGACCACGCCCATGATACCCTCGGGGATCGAGGCACCCTCGACCATCCAACGGATCTTGTTGGCATTCGGACTCTGCATCACGACCGGCAGGAAGATGTCCACCAGGAACTTGTTCGGTCGGACACCGCCGCGGCTGCCATTGGCCTTGAACTCGGAAACACTAAACGCCATTCGGGTCTACCCTTCTTATGTTATTTTCTGGTATTTAGTCG